AAAAAGCTCGCATTTTGCCCCTTTTTGCATCGGTGCATCGATACGTATCGATTCAACTGATTCAAGCCAAAACATAGGGTAAACACCTAGAAAATAACTATTGCAATGCTACAAAATCCGTTACACTAGTCAACATGGTGCAGCAATAGTGCAGCACCTAAACCAAAGGATAAATACCATGACCAAATCCGAAACCCGCGAATGTCTCAAATTGCAAGCATGGAGCAAATTTCCAGACACTGACATTGGTTTACTTGCTCGCTCTTACTCTGCTCTGATTCGTTCAGCCCGCACCACAAAATCGCATAATGAAATTATGGCCTATGTCCTTGAAATGCCAGCGATTTTGCAGCATCCTGAATTTATCATTTGCTGACACTCTCACTGTATGCCCATGCTGTGGGCATACGGGGAAATTGTCCCGCTAACACCAGGAGTAAGAGTATGGAGAATTCAATTACCAAAGCTATCAATGCAGCATGGCCTAAAATCAGCGTTACATCTAAACTCGATGGGATCAGGTCTTGGAGCCTGCAGGCACTGGACACTTGCCCTGGCTCAATTGAATCACCCGGCGTTTTGGTTGATGCCTGTAAGGGCTGCTATGCAACTACAGGAAATTACGTGTTTTCTAATGTTAAAGCTCCAAGAGAACATAATAGGCTTGATTGGCAGCGAATCGACTGGTGCGATAACATGGTCCAGGAATTGACGCGCGACGAATATTTTCGCTGGCTTGACTCTGGTGATCTGTATTCGCTGGCTCTGGCGGAAAAAGTGTTAGAAGTTATGCAGCGCACGCCTTGGGTTAAACACTGGCTGCCTACTAGAATGCACAAATTCCCTAAATTCCGCATGGTATTTGATCAAATGCGTGCTCTTGATAATGTATCTATTCGATTCTCTGCTGATAGTATTGATGGCTCATTTATCCCTGGCTTGCATGGTTCAACAATTGGACCTGCTGCAGATACATTCCAGCAAATTGATGGCGTCTCATTATGCCGGGCTTATGAGCATGAGGGTAAATGCTCTGGCTGCCGTGCTTGCTGGGATAAATCAATTGAATTGATCTGCTATCCAGCCCATGGCCGGAAAATGATGAAAGTAATTAGCATTAAATCAATTTAATGCACTCTCTAAGCCCTTACTGAGGGCTTAGGGGTCTGCATTTTGCAGGCTATAACCAACAGGAGAAAACAACCATGATACGTTCACCCTCAATAAAGGCTTTAAAGCCTATTTTTGGCGATAATGCTAAGCAGGCTAAAGCCTTGCTCACTATGACCCGCGCCCAACTGATGCAAACCCCCGTGGGTGCAGCCCGCGTTGCAGAGTGCTATCACGCACCAACTACTCAAGATATTCGCATGGAGTGTCTCAATGCGTTGGGTGAATTTTATGGTGTAGAGGGGTTTAACACTGATAAAGGTGAATGCCTGTACCTTAACGCTGGGGATACCTATACACTTACTTTGGTGCGTTTTAATGGTGCATATTGCGTTGCCTGCTGGGGTGATGTTGCCGAACGCTGTGGAGCATAACCCATGAACCGCACTCAAATAAATCAGATAAAAGCTCAATTAATTTTGAGGTTTGGCAACAGTTTTACGGCTGTACAGTACCACCAAGCAACCGACCAATTTAGCGCATACGGACGTAATTTGTGCCTACCGTGGAATGCACGCGGGAATATTGATCGCCATGGATATGCACGATACAACATCGTTACTAAATCAGGTCAAGATTGGAAAACGATTCACGGTGAAACCATTTAGGAGAATAAATTATGCACCATCACTACACCTATTCACCCAGTCAGGAGGCCCTGGAAAAGCGCAGAGCAGCCGCCATGGATTTGCTAGCCGTGCTGGCTATCGCTGCTGGCTTGACTTTGCTAGGGCTGGCTTACTTTGATATTCTTACGTTCTAAGGATTACCATGCGAACTTATCAAATTGAACTTAAACGCACCAGTTACATTAACATTATGGTTGACGCTGATGACATGACCGAAGCCGAAGCCCTTGCATGGAAAGACATAGAAAACAATTGTGTAGATATAAATGATGCTGATTGGGAACTTGAATTTATTGAGGAGTGGAAAGTATGATGCACCCCACAATAGCCCAGGCTCTCGCACCCTTCGCGCCACCAGCCCCCACGGTTGAAGAACTACAAACCCAAATAAATGATTTGAAAGAGGAGATGGGTTTCTATCTTGAAGCCCTCAATTACATTTACGATGGTATTGAGGACCATTCAATTTGGCACGTCAATCAAGTTCGGGGTGTATGTGCCAGAGTGCTGCCTTGATTGTGCTGCTGGCGCTGCTGTTAGCCGCTATGCTAGCGGTACTACTTGACCTCTGACTCACTCAAGCCCCTCTAAGCCCCGTATGGGGCTTTTTTTATAATCTGCTCTCTAGCATCTTCAAAACCCCGGCCTATGATGACCTGGTGGCCTATGCTCTCAAGGTAACTGATCCAGTCTTTTTGTGCTGGCGAGACTGTGCCCCCCATGCTGCGCTTCATCTCAATCCAAAGCAACCACGCAGGCACCACCAGGTCGGGCACCCCTGCACTTACCCCTTCGGCTTTCAAATTAGCCCCTTGGCTGGCGCTCCTGATGCCCCCGTTGGGGATAGCCAGAATACGGGTATCAGGGTACTTTTTGCGAAACCAGGATACTAGGCGCACTTGTTCGAGGTGTTCACTGTTCAAAACGGAATTACCTCAACCCATAAATCACATTGATCTGGCTCACTTGCAAATGACTCAGGAGGTACATCATTAAATTCATCACAAACCCCGTGCTTATTGTAATTGTCGCAAAGGTGACATACCTTGGGAGGCTCGGCTCGAAGGGTATTGAGGTACAGGGTAACAATTTCAGGTTCAGGGTGCCTCATTAATTCCAACTCCTTTTAAGTATGGTAAAAAATTTACCTTCGCGTTTAAATTCTATTTGGCTTGGCGGTTGACCCTCGGTTAGCTGCTGCGCCATATCGTGAAGGTCGGTGGCTCTGTAGTCCAATGCCACTTGTGCTTTGTATGCAATATCAGACAGTAGGCGGCGAGACTTTTCACCAGCATAACCGTCATGCGTCACTGCCAGATACTCGGTCACTGGTGGGTCAGATAGCCCCCCGTAATAAGTTAAGGACAGCATTTCCTTTCCACTGGCGCGGCTCAAATGCTTGCGCCATGTCCAAGCGGTAACGTCTAGGTCGGTGCCTTCCACGCCCATGATGTCAAGGTTGGACAGTTTTAGGGCTGGGCGCACTGGTTCAGGGAATGGTGTTCCGCAGGCTAAGCAGACCCGTACCGATAGGTGGCATATCTCTTGGCAGTTATCGCATACTTTCACGGGTGCCTCGCCTACCCTGTCACCCTTTTTAGGTGGTGGCCTCACTGCTGTAATTGGGCCATGTTGCTCAACTACACCAGCAAAGTCTAGGACTAGACAATCGGTTTTGCCCTCGGCAATGCGAAGCCCACGCCCTGCCATCTGCACGTACAAGCCGGGACTCATCGTAGGGCGCAGCATGGCTATCAGGTCGATCCCAGGCGCGTCAAATCCTGTGGTCAGTACATTGGCATTGGTCAGGGCTTGGATGCGCCCTGCCTTGAATTCCTTCAGGATCCGGTCACGTTCGTTGGATGGTGTCTCGCCTGTCACGCACTCGGCAACAATGCCTTGCGCTACCAGTGCATCTTTTATGTGCTGTGCATGTTGAACACCAGCACAAAATATTAACCACGATTTTCTTTCTGTAGAAAGATTTATGATCTCGCGCACAACTTTTGCATTCTTGTCCTTGGTGTCTACCGCTGCCTGTAATTCAGCCTCAATGTATTCACCACCACGTTTATGCACCCCGTCTACCTCTAGCTTGGTGACGGTTAGCTTGCTTCGCAGGGTTGATAGATAGCCCTTGAAAATCAATTCCTCTATGCTTACAGGCTCGATCAGCGCATCAAAGATAGCCGGTTTGTCGGTGATGTAGCCATGTCCTAGCCTGTACGGTGTGGCCGTTAAGCCTATCACCCTGACATTTGGGTTTGTCTGATAGATGTCTGATAGCAGTGTCCGATAGCCTCCTTCGTCCTTGTGGCCTATAAGGTGGCACTCGTCAATGATGACTAAATCAACATGACCAATTTGGCTGGCCTTAGTTCTGACTGACTGAATGCCTGCGAAAGTAATCGGCTCGCCTAAGTCCTTGCGGCCAAGCCCTGCACTGTAAATGCCCATTGGTGCATTAGGCCAGTGCTGGCGCATCTTTTCGGCATTTTGGGCAATCAATTCTTTAACATGGGTCAGCATCAGAATGCGTGTCTCAGGCCATGACTGCAAAGCATCTTTGCACAGCGCAGCAATGATATGAGACTTGCCAGAGCCTGTAGGCAGCACTAAGCAAGGGTTGCCCTCATTGCCTGCCTCAAACCATGCGTAAAGCTGGTCTATGGTGCGTTGTTGGTAGTCACGGAGCATGATTCTTACCAAGTAATTTGTGAATCAATAATCCCCAAATTGCACCGCCAGCAACCTTTGCCAAGAATTGAGTCGCCACAATTTGTGGCATAAGCGCACCAAAAGCAATTGTTGGGAAAATCAATGAGTCAACTGCTGCGCCAGCAATGTTCGACTTTGTAGACCGCGCAAACCATGTCCCTGATGCCTTAATAAAAACACCCCAATCAACCACTGCGGCGGCTGTAAAAGATACCGCAGATGCTATTGCAATAATCCCTGCTGCTGGGTTAAGTACATAGGTCAACAGACCAGTAGCAACAATAAGACCACCCATCTGCCATGTTTTAAGACGAACGTGAAGCCAATCACGCAGAGTCAAGTCAAGACCAATCAGAAAAAAAGCGTTGACTGGACTGATTGATGGCCCAAACGTGGCTACCAAAAGATTTGCGGATGTCATTGCAACAGCATAAGCAAGCAAAGCAAAAATCATAAAAGTTTCTCCTGTAAAGGTTTGTTTTTCCATTTGATTGGTGGGTTGGTTGAATCAATTCTTTTTGCCATACATCCCGCGCACGGAACATGTTCGGCGTGATGCAACGCGACATTAGTTGAGTCTGCACTTGCCAAAGGCCAAGGCCCCTCTGACTGTCCTAACATTCTGAGTCCGTGAATCCAAGGCAACTTGCCAAAGGTTTTGGTTAAAGCATTAAATGCTTCATCCATTCTTCCGCACCACTTGGGTGTGCCAATTTGCCAATATTCGCCTGCTGATCCAAAACACACACGACCCCATTGATCTGAAATTTCCAAAAGATAGTCAATCGGTAAACCTAAGTGCCAAACAGGGATTCCAAATTCTTTGCGAAAAGGCCAAGTCTTTACCATCTCTCGTTGTTGTTCGACGGTTCCATCAATTACATCTGGAACCACCGCCCAATGTGGATGAGCCAATATAGGCTCTACCCAATCATAAAATCCATCTCTGTCAAATGGCAATTTGCGAGTGAATGCACTGAACGCACCGTTGTCTAACATCAGGCTTTGACCAAGTCGCAAACAACGTACAAGGTCATCTGGCCTTGCATAAGACACACAAAAATGCTTGCCACCCATGGTTTCAATTGCTTTCATTGGCGTGATGGGTGTGCCGTGATAATGAATCATCCCACCACCCTCCCATCCCACTCACCCCTGATCTTGTTCACCGCAGGGTTAGAACAAGCCGCAGCATTAGCCAGCAATTCCTTACTACCGTACACGCCCTCACCAGGCTCACCATTAGCCAAGCCAAAGCCATTTATCTCATAGACGGCCACCCAATCGCTTGGGCCTTCTAAACGCTTCCACGGCACCAGATCGGGGTGAATGACATGGCTTTCACAGCCAATATGCTGCGCGTCAGTTGGCACAATGGCATCCCATTTGGCGCAGTGCCAA